GGAGAGTAATTTTGGCTCTGGGCCTTATTCACCCATAATCAGGGCCAGCTTCCGCTGTATGTCTGCCTCGATGTCGTGGGCTGTTCGAGGCGTCTTGTCCTCTTGTTCCACCCTATCGGTGAACATGCCAACGCTCCGGCCTAGCTGCGTCAGTGCCGCCACCCTCGCGCTGTCGCTGCCAGCCTCGACGGCCTCACGCTTCAACTGATCGGTCACCCAATTTCGTAGGCGGTCATCGTCTGTCTGCCTTCGTGCGGTGTCTTCCTCGACTATCTGATCGATCCTTGCCTTAACCTTGCTAGATGCTGCCAGTCGGCAAGCTGCCTCCCATTTGGTCTTTTCTGATCCATTGGGCATGTAGCCTGCTTCCCGATATGCATCAGTGAGCATCGATCCCTTGGCGACAAGGTGAGCGAAATGTTCCTGCTTGGATGTCAGCTTCCCCCCTGTATTAGACACGACTGTCAGGTGAGGGTGCTTGTCTTTGTCTTTGGTCATTGGTCTTCCCTTGTATAGGTGCCGCCATCATGCGCTACCGCTTGGCGGGCTTTTGGCCTATGCGGGCGCTTGCGACACACCCTGCTGCGCTACCCTGATTTTCACTGATCCGGCCTGATATCGGGCGTTTCAGGCTGGAATTGTCCTACCGTACAAAAATAATAGCAAAATACCCCTACCGCTAGAACCCGCAGTCAGCTTGGGTTACAGGGCGAATAGAGAAAAATAAGAAGAAATAACGAAAAAAAAGGCGAATTAGGCTATTGACAGAAATACCCGATCCGAGATACGCCTGCGGCGTCCAGCCAGCGATAGCACGGCGTAAGTGGCAGGGGCGGCAGCTATGCCCCGATTTCAGGCCCTGTTTCGCCACCCCGGTATGTCGGTTCGAACCCCGGCTCACCCACCCCACTGAATGGCGGGGCGGTGTCACCTCTCCCACTGGCGCGGCCAAGATCAAGAACAGGTCGCCGCGCTGGGCAGCACGCGATACGGCGTCGGGCCTCACGGCCTGATGCGGTGCGGTAAGTCTGGCAGGGCGCGGCACAGGCGTTCCTGCGGAGAGGTTCCTGTCGCCGGGGATTGGTACCCCGGCCTGATGAGACACCACACGAAACAGGGAGACGCTACATGCGCTATTCAGTTTTTCAGGTTCACCTTTCCAAGAACGACATCGACTGGCTCAACGCCGGGGTCGAGACCACACTGACCACCGAATGGATGCGGAACCGCAGCTTTGCGAAGGACGCGCCAATGTGGCTGATCTTCGAGGGTCACTTCCAGCATGCTGCTGAGATCACCACCGACGCCGATCTCGACTGGGACGAAGAGGTCATCGAAGCCGATCTCGAAAACGTCTTCCGCATCGGAAACATCGGGCCAAGGGTCGGCACCGGCGTGATCAGCGACGAGGACATCAAGACCGGCGACCGCTTCCATTCGATATCGGTTGGCGATCTGGTGGTCGATCCTGCCGACAACGTCTGGCACGTTCAGTCCTTTGGCTGGCAGAAGATCGGCACGGTGACTGATCCGACCGGCCCCATGAACCGGCTGGTGATCGACGAGACGTTGGTCGCCGCTGCCGACGCGCAGGATGCTGCAAACAAGGCTGAGGCTGAGGCACAGGCTCGTTATGACGAGATGGCGTCCAATGCAGCCAGCTACTACTTCCAGTCTGGTCAATAACGATAGGGGGCTTCGGCCCCCTGTGTCTGCGCCTGAAGCTGGCGCACTGATGAGCCGCACGGTGCGGCCTTGGCCCAAGCATGGGCGAAACACACACAACCCTTTGGGAGACTTACCACATGCCTAAAAACACTTTTGCACTCGACGCCGACAACCTCAACGTCATCGGTTCCAACCAAACCCGCATCGACACCCTGAAGGGTGACGCTGCCACCATCCGCGAAGAAAGCCAAACCCTGAAGCTGGACAGCTACTGCCAGCTGATCGCCGGTATCGCGGACGTGAAGCTGACCAGCAAGTCGAACCTTCCGACCGCTGTCTCTTCTAGCCTGAAGGGCGACCTGATGGATGTCGGGCAGCAGACTGAGAGCATGGCCAACAAGCTGGTCAAGAACGCTGTCGGTGCGCGGAACGTGTTCGGCATTGCCGGTGACAACATCACGCCTGAGATGGTCGCCAGCGTCTTTGCCGACAACGAGATCACATCTGAGGCCAAGCTGATCAAGGCTGTCTCTGGTGACGCTGAGAAGACCAAGGTTCAGCTTGCCGTCGAGAAGATTGTCGGTCGCCGCTCAACCAAGAAGGACGAGAAGGGCAACCGCATCGACGGTGACAAGTGGGTCGGTGGCTTCACCTATGAAGAGATCGAAGAGTTCACCATGCTCATGGCCGACACCATGGAGGTGCGCCGCGCCATGGAGGCAGCCGCTCAGGAAGCAGCCGACAAGGTGGACTCCGACAACGAGAGCGCAAACGAAATGCTCGACCAGCTTTAGGCTGGTCGGGACCACCACCACCAACAAGCGAGGATCACATGAGAGAAAATCTTGTCCGCAACATGCGGTATGACGACGACGCTGGCGGTCGCCTCTGGGCTGTCTTCCCCCGCCGGTATTCGGATGAGCGCATCCGACAGTTCTTTCGGATGCACGGCGTCTGGACTGACGGCCACTATCAGCGCACCGGCAGGTTCGCTCTAAGCATGGGCGGCGAGGGCGTAAGGTCAGGTGGCCCCGGCTCGTATTACGAGGACGGCTTGGTATTTCGACGCAAAGGTTCTCGCGTCCTAGTCACCCAAAGCTGGGGCTACGACATATGAAACTGAGGCGGGGGCTTCACGGCCCCTGCCATTCTTTAATTTTGTACCATCGTACAAAATGCGGCAATTCATGCCGACACACACACGCAACATGGGAGACACCTTATGCGTATCAATGAAGCCCGGACTATCGTCGAAGCATCCTTCAACAGCCAGATCGATCACCGCATGAACGGTGCCGGTCGTCCTATCGTCGTCCTTCTGGAGAGCGACCCCGGCATTGGCAAGACGGCCACTGTACGCCAGATCAGCGAAGCCTTGGAGATCGACCTTCTGATCTTCTCGCTGGCCCAGTACGACCCCGCTGAGGTTGCCGGTTGGGTGGTATCGACTGAGGATGGCATGACCCGCCTTCGCCCTGACTGGTTCCCGGTCAACACGCCAGAGCAACAGGCCAAGGCTGAGGCTGGCGAGATTGTCGGCGCGATCTTTATCGATGAGATCAAGAACGCCACCGTCGCCGGTCAGAATATTCTGGCGCAGCTTGTTGATGAGTTCCGCTGCGGCAAGCACCATCTGCCTGACGGCTGGGTGATCGTCGCTGCGTCCAACCGTGACAGCAACCGTGCCGGTACCAACCGCATGCCGACACACCTGAAGGATCGCTTTATGATCATCGATGTTGACGCAAACATCGAGGACTTCACGGCGTATGCCACGGCCAAGGGCTTTGATCCTATGATCACCAGCTTCTATCGTGCGCGTCCTGAGTTGCTGTCCAACTTTGATCGTGACGCGACCGCATGGTCTTCGCCTCGTGGTGCCGAAAAGGTCAACACCATCCTGTCATGGGGCCTCGACCCTGTGCTTGAGTTGGCCGCTATCGGCGCACAGGTCGGCGAGGGCGTGGCCGCTGAGATGGCCGGTCACAAGCGCATCTACAAGTCGCTTGTCGATTTCGATGAGGTGATCAAGTCGCCTTCGACTTGCCGCATCCCTGAAGATCCGGCGGCGTCCTACGCCATGGCATCGATGCTTGCGTATCGTGCGACAGCCGACAACCTCGACGCTGTCCTGACATACGCAGCACGGTTCCCGCATCGGGAGTTCTTCGCCCTGACGGTGAAGGATGCGGTAGGCCGCAACCCTAAGCTGAAGATCGATGCGCGTCCTGTGCTGAAGAAGCACCTGAACGAGCATGGCCCCGATCTGATGAAAGACTGGAACTAGGAGGTTCAACATGAATGTAGAAACCAAATTGGCGAGAGCGAAAACTAGGCTGATCTTTGATCAGCCTTTTTTCGGCACCCTTGCATTCGGTACTGAGTTCATCCGCGACGATGATCAGCCAACGATGTGTACCAACGCTCAGTGGATCAAGTGGAACGCTGACTTTGTTGATGCCAACAGCGACACCGACAACATGTTCGTCATCGCGCATGAGGTCTTGCATATCGGCCTTCATCACTGTGGTCAGACGACCATCGATGGCAAGAAGGCTGACCCGCAGCTTCAGAACATGGCAATGGACTATGTGATCAATGCCATTCTGCTGGAGGCTGGCGGCGTCATGACGATGCCTAAGGGTGGCCTGTATGACCCCAAGTATTCCGGCATGACGTGGCAAGAGGTCTACCGCATACTGGATCAGGCTGATGAGGATCAGCGTCCGCAGCCGCAGCCATGGGGCGGCGACATTGGCATGCCCAAGGATGGTGACGGCAACGACGCCGGGACTGAGCAAATGCGTCAGATGGAGGCCGAAATCAATTCACGGCTGACACAGGCCGCTGATGTTGCCAAGTCCAAGGGCAAGTTGCCGGGTGCCATTGCTGAGATCGTGACCCGACTTCGCAAGCCCAAGGTCAGGTTTGAGGATGTGCTGCTGCGCTTCATGTTCGGTGATCAGCCTGACGATTACAGCTACCGCAAGCCCAACAAGCATGCGTGGCATGAGCAAGGCCTCTATCTGCCGACACTGGAGAATGACGGCGTAGGTCACATTGCCCTGCTGTTCGACTGCTCCGGCTCCATGTCAACGCCGGAACTTGAACAGGGTTTCTCTGAGGTCAAGAACCTGATCGAAGAGTTCAGCCCCAAGTCGGTGACTGTCGTTCAGTTCGACGGCCAAGTGCAAAAGGTCGATACGTTCTTTGATGGCGACTTTGTCGAGCGCATCGACTTCACTGGCCGGGGCGGCACTCGCGTCGAGCCAGCGTTCAAGTATCTCGACCGGGAGGATGTACAGCACGATCAGATCATCGTGTTCACCGACATGGGCATCCATGACTATCCCGACATTGCGCCGGACGTTCCGGTGCTTTGGGTATCGACCGTCGATGAGGGCCGGTACACCAAGCCACCATTCGGTGAGATCACACACATTGAGGTGGCCGCTTAGTGCGGCCCCTCGCTTTTGAAGAAGATGAAATCGCAAACTTGTACCCTAGTACAAATTGGAGGTCAGCATGACTGCATACACACAAGAGATGCACAAGCATCTAGAATTTCTTCGCGCTGAAATCGATGACACGGCCAAGCGTTGGTCGCCATACATGGACCGCGCAACCGCCGGTAAGATGGCCGGTGACGGTCGCTACAGCTACTCGCACCGCCATGTGACCGATGAGATGGAAGAGCTGCTCTCAGGGCTTTGTGGGGGCAGCAAGGACTCGTTCTGGGCCATTGGTCACCACCTCGACAGCATGGGTGACGCCATAAAGAAAATCAGGAACATCCGGCGCGGCCACCCTAGCGATGTTGAATATGAGCCAATGCGCGAACACAGGGAAAAGAGCGCGACCATGTTCGACTACATTTCTGGCCGCTGCTTCCCAAGAGCCAATATCAAGGCTCGTACCGGCGGGGTGCATGCCGAGACTGAGAACCCCGGCAACAAGTACAGCGCACGTCACTATGTGTCTGTGGGTATCGGGTGGTACAGGTCAGTAGGCAGCAAGGGCATTGGTATGATCAGAGCCGGTGACGGCATCCGCTGCGTCCTGTACGCACGGCAAAATGATGTTGGCTGGGTGGCTGACGAAAAAATGGTCTGCTTCAACGTGACCACGCTGTCGATCAAGCACAACAAAAGCACAGTCGAGGATGGCTGGCTTGTCGTGCATGAGGACACCCTTCTGTCTGAACACGACCCACTGATGTACTACGGTGATCGCACGGTCGCCAAGCCACATGCCTACAACGCAAACCTTCGCAAGGCAGTCAGCCTTCTGAAGAGCCGCACGTTCAACCGCCTCGTCGATATGCTCGACGATATTTGAGGAGATGATAGTATGATTAGCTACGACAACGCGCCCAACTACCGCTATGGCGGTTACCGCTATGTGCCAGACCTCATGGAGGATGAAGAGGGCATCAGGAAGGCTTGGCACAACGCCTACAAGGTCGAGGACTATGACCCCAACAAGGCGCAGCTTGGCATCACCGCACCGACCTTCACCATCAGTGGGCCAGCCTATCGCTGGCTCACCTATGAAGAGTTCGTGTGCCATATCGACAGCCTCAGGGAGGACAACAACTGGGAGCCGCTGCGCGTCGATGCAATGTATGTGTTTGAACGCATGACCGACATGCTGACCGGCGACGGCGTGGACTTTGAAGAGTTCGACAGCTTCTATGAAGAGTTGCGAATGAACATCAAAAACAATGGGGGGCGGTAATGAGGCACTATATTTACGCGACCATCGGTTTGATCGGCATCATGTTCGGTGTCGGTTACGTTGAAGATCCATCTAACAATCTGCTTGTCGGTGTCGGCATTCTGTACAGCTTTGTCGGCCTGTTCTGCTACAGCTTGGTGCAGCTTGTCCGCAAGCAGCACGGCCAAATCTAACACCCGCTAGAGTGTGTGCGGCCATGGGGGCTGGCCGGAAAGCGTGATCGTGTCTAGCGGGTAACCTCCCGCGATCACGCGCCCCCACCAAATACAAAAACATGTGCAGTTTTGCAGGGTGTTGTGTTTGTCTCGATATGGCCCGACCTGACACCTGTTGTCAGGGCAATGTAGGCATTTTTTTTCACTATCGAAACTTGTACTATCGTACAAATTTATTGACCCTTATTTTTATGTATTTGCCTTGATTGATCTTAATCGGCTACCATATTTAGACACCGGCGACTGCTCACCGTCGGTTATCATCGCCCTTGAGCAAGGCATCACCTCAGGCCTCGACAAACGGACAAGAGGCAGAAAGGTAGACCATGAGCAAAGTTGCTCTCATCTCAAACCAGCGCAAGCTGGTGGCTTCAGACGACCTTGATCAGCAGATTGCTACCCTCAGTTCGCTGATTAACAACCCACCCCAGAACTCGCGCACTGTCGAGATCGGGCCTAAGTTGGCGGAGTACATTCTTGCCAACATCAACATCGGCAACCGCCCCAAGAAGGTGAAGAAGATTGCCGTCTACTCCAACGACATGGCGAACAGCAACTGGTCACTGACTGGTGACGCCATCAAGTTCGGTACAGACGGTCACCTCAAGGACGGCCAGAACCGTCTGGCGGCGTGTGTCCGCGCAGGGGTTCCATTCGTCACCGACGCACGTTTCGGCATCGATCCAAAGTCATTCGTCCACATGGACGTGGGCGCAACGCGGACCAACTCAGACATCTTCGCGATCATGTCTGTGCCGTACCCGAATGACACCGGACAGGTCATCCGCTTGATCCGGGCATTCGAGCAGGGCAAGGCGTACTCACGCCACCTGAACCTGACCAACGATCAGATGCGTGAAATCTACACCGACGAAATGGATCACACGGTTCTGGAGTTGGGCATCAAGATGGCGCGTCAGGCCACCAAGACCACAGGTATTTCTGTGGCTCCCATGGCCGCGCTGTTCTATGTCGCATGGAAGCGTGGGCATAGCGAACAGGTGAAGCAGTTTTTGATCGACCTCAAGAACGGCTACGGCACCGGAGTGCGCTCACCTGTACGCTATCTTCTTGAAACGATTGTCCGCATTAAGATGGAAAATCGTAACAAGATACACCCTGACGTTGCTTGCATTCTTCTTGCACGGGCTTGGCACAACTACAAAGTAGGTAAAGCGTCCGTCAAGAAAGACATGCAGGTTACAGCTGCAAGCGTCATGCCAACAATCTAACGACAAAAAAGAGGCCGGGTTTAGCGCCCGGCCTCAGTCTTTGGGAGGAAACAACATATTGTTGCCTCTAAAAATTAGAACACAACATATACTGTGTCAAGCATCATCAAGGTCTGGCGTCATGTCCGACACAGGTATCTTCACGTCCTTCCCGCCCTCCTGACGCATCATCTCCAATCCAGCCTTCTGACACCTCAAGGACAACCAGAGCATACCCTCTGCGTCCATCTCTTTGATCCACACCTTGCCGTTGATCGACACGGCAAACCCATCATTTCTTGGCACTAACAAAATTTGATCCATAGTACAAATCTCCCCTAGAATGGCACATCCTTGGCCTCATATGTCAGGTCTTCAAAAGGATCATACTCGACCTCTGTATACCGCGATGTCAGCGGGTTGAAATACAGGTCGGCCACACCCTGCTTCCCTACCCAGCTAAACCGGCATTTCCACACATGTATTTCGCTCAGTGACGATGCGATGGGATCTGGCCGGTGAACCGACAGCCCAATATCGGCCTTGGCGAACCACGCAGCCGATCCTGAGATGTCGTATCCTTTCGGCACCGGAACCTTTCCATCCGCACCACGCAGCATCTTTGTCGGGTGCGCCACAAACCACAGATGTATCCCATGCGACTGAGCAAACACGCGAAGCTGCGTCAGCATCTCGCTGATCCAGTCGGTCTCGCTTTTGTCGCCGATCTTCTGGATATAGTTATATGGATCGATGACCGCTCCCCTGACCCCATGCCTGAGAACAGCCACCTTCAACCGTTCCACAATGTTTTCGATGGTCGCCATCGATCCATCATTCTGATACAGGAAGCTGAAGTGGTCCTTCACAAACTTCTTTCCCTCCTCAAGTTCCTTACGATTCAGGCGAGGCGTGACCCCATCGAAAAACGGCTTTTCAAAGTGCTTGCTGATCAACTTGGCAATGTGAAGTCGTGGCTCGTTTTCAAACGAACATATGGCAAACTTCCAGCCCTTTTCCTCAGCCAAGTTCACCATGATCTGATCGACCAGTTCCGACTTGCCAGACGATGGATGCCCAGTGACAACCGTAAGCTGGCCCTCGACAATGGAATAGAACTCATCGACATTCGGATATCCAGTCGAGGCACCCTTTCCCATACCCTTTTCGTATATCTCATCAAGCTGGTCGTAAAAATGCGATGCGTCATACAGACCGGCTACAGGCCACGGTGATACGTTAGCCACAATCCGTTCCACAGCTTTTTTGCCGCTCTTGGTCAGGACATCGTTTATGTCCTTGCAGCCATCGGGATACTCAATCTTCCAGCAACGGTCTTTGCCTATGCGTCGAGCAATCTCTTCGGCCATGGCCTGACCCGGCGCATCAGCATCGGTCGCTATGATCACCCGATAGGCACCATCGATCTTTTTCTTGGCGTCCCAGAGGAACTTAAACTTGCTGTCCTCTGTCGGGTCGATCTTTCCATCTACCACTTTCATCACTGCGCCATTCGGCACCGACACTGCGCTGTCGTAGCCACACTCCATCAGGGTCAGCGCATCCATCTCCCCCTCGCATATGAACAGATCGTCACCGTGAACAACATTGTCGATGTTGAAGAACGATGCCGGTGCGCCATTACACGCGAAACCTTTCTCGTCTATAGCACGAATTTTTTGAGCATATTTTTGTCCCTGATTCAGGTACGGAAAGAAGACGCAGCTCACTTCTTTTCCAAGCCCACGAATGTAGTTGGTGCCGGACTCAAGGCCAGCTCGTTCCGCAGTTTCTTGAGAAATACCGCGCTTCTTCAGCCATGAAATTGTACTAGGGTCCAAATCTCCAGAATCAAAAGCGCGTGCAAGCTGCATTTTTCCCTCCCTCCTCGGCGTGAACACACGCTCCTCAACAGATACTGAACCGCTGGCTTGACAGTGCCAGCAGTTATACAAGACGGTGCCGTCCTCAACCTTCAAAGACAGGGTGCGGTCACGTTTTTTTTTGCGATTATTAGAGCAAAGGGGACACACAGTTTTGTGTTGCCCCTCGCCCACGCGGAGGGCTTCCCCGCGAATGAGCAAGTCATTTTCCATTTGTCATCTCCCAAAGACACCTTGACGATAAGCGGTGCCGGAGATGCTGTCAATGGGGGCCTTCTAATGTATCTATTAGAGATAGATATATATTATATACTATTCTTATCTATTAGATCTTTAAGTTTACGGCCTTCAAATCTAGCGACCGCTGATTTCGAGGAAAGTATGTATCGAAAGTTTTCCCGCATCGATTCCCATTCGATGTCGGCAAGATCGCAGACGGTGACGAAATCTTTTGTGGTTATCCAGTGGGCGACAGCGTCTCTATCTTTCGGGTCATTCAGGTAGGCATCGGAGATAGCTTGGGATATTACCGCTCTCCATAGGTGACACTCGGATGACCGTTCTAGGGTTTTCCCTATCAAGCCCCCAGTAGATATGTTTTTCCTTAACTTGGCGGTCATTCTTGTAAATAATCCCCTGCATCAAATCTAAGATCAGGCTTTCATCCAAGTCAGGTCTGCGCGATGCGTAGTAGATCAACATCTCTACGCACACATCCCCCTCAAATAACTCCTCGTCACCGGCACACTGATCAACAAATGCTTTTGCATATGCCCTAGCTTTATCAGATTTAATCGACGCCGGTCTACCTTTGATGATTACAATTTTGCGGCTGTTGGCTTTTGATGCTGGTTCGCCAAGTATCTGGAAAGTTTTGTTCATTGGCCTAAATAACCTTATTGACCAGATTGGCTTTATTTGGTAACAAGTCTGTGGAAGGGAGACATCATATGGAAATCACAAACAAATATGGACTGCCGCAGTCATTCCTTGATTTTGCACGAAATGACAAATACAGCAAGGGTCAGGCAGATATCTCTGTAACCACCCTTATTGACAGCCCTCGCGTCAGGCTGATGCGTGAACACTTTGCCGATCTGCGCGAGGTGGATGTTACCGACATGATCTGGCCATTGTTTGGCACCGCTGTACATCATGTGCTGGAGAGCAGCGAACCCTCTGATGATATCGTTCTTGAGGAACGGCTTTTCACTAAGATAAACGGCTGGATTCTTTCCGGTGCCGTCGATCACCAAAAGATAGACAGGAACACTGTCGAGATCACCGACTACAAAGTCACCAGCGTCTGGTCCGTTATCCACGGCAAGATTGACTGGGAACGGCAGCTAAACGTGTATGCGTATCTTGTTCAGAAAAACAAGGGGCTGCGCGTGAGCAAGCTGTCAATCTGTGCTGTATTGCGAGACTGGAACAAGCGCGATGCAGCCAACAAACCAGATTACCCACAGGCACCTGTAGTGATTGTCGATATCCCTATGTGGGACGAGAAAGATCGTATCGACTACATCCACAAGCGCATATGGCTGCACCAAGATGCTCAGGTTCGCTACGACCTTGAGATCGTGGAGCAGGACAGGTTTGTGCCATGCGCCGACGATGAGCGTTGGAAGAAAGAAGATAGCTGGGCCGTGAAGAAGAAGGGAAACAAAAGGGCTTTGAGAGTATTTGATCAAGAGGTCTTGGCTGAGGGGTATGTTAATTCACATAACTCTCTTGGCAACGACGGAACGGTTTTGGAGATAGAACACCGACCCGGTGAGTACACCCGGTGTAAGGGCAACTACTGCGGTGTTGCCGATTTTTGCCATCAATATAGAGGAGACAACTGATGAGCAGTGTTTGGGAGACCTTATCCAAGGTTGATGTTTCGGATCACACCGAAGACAAAAATGGTCTGACCTATCTGAGTTGGGCTTGGGCATGGGGGATTGTGAAGAAGCACTATCCAACCGCTACCTTCCGCAAAAATTTGTACGGTAGTGAAAATTCAATGATCCCCTACATGGTGGATCCGGCTGGTTATGCGTTTGTTTCGGTCACGGTAACCATCGAAGGCGAAGAGCAGACCGAGGTGCTTCCTGTCCTCAACCATGCCAACAAGGCTGTGTCGGCACCGGACAGCTTTCAAGTAAACACTGCCTTGCAGCGCTGTCTCGCTAAGTGCTGCGCTATGCACGGTCTTGGTCACTACATCTACGCTGGCGAAGACTTGCCTGAGGGCGCTGTTAGAAAGGTGGTTGTGGAGGACGCAAAGGGCGACAAGAAAGAGGTCGAGGGCGTTGACGTTGTAGCCGAGGTCTTCAAGACGTTCATTCCTGATTGCGCCACAGTCGAGCAACTGCGTGGCTTCTGGGGCGTAAACAAACACGCAATTAGCGTTCTCAAAGAGAACGATGAAAAACTTTACAACGAGGTTCTGAAGGATTTCACGAGCCGCAAAGAAGTGCTTGAAAAAGGAGAGGCAGCATGACCGATTACCCACCATCTGGCGCATTGTTTTCCAACACAAGGAAACAGAAGCCTAACCAGCCAGACTTCACTGGTGAACTTGAACTGTCTGATGAGGTTGTAAGCGACCTTGTCTCTCAGATGGAGCGTGGCAACGCCAAGCCAAAGCTGCGTATGGCTGGCTGGCGTAGGCAGAGCAAGAAGGGAACCAAGTTCATCTCTGTCGTGGGCAGCAAGTTTGAAGAGCGTCAGCAGCAACAGCAGACGCAATCAAACGGATTTAACGACCTCGATGATGACGTTCCGTTCTAAACGGATACGCTCTAAGCGGTACCTGCAAACCCTGCGTGGGAAACCATGTTTGGTTTGTGGGTACGGCTCTGAGGCGCACCATGTCATGTTTGCCGAGCCGAATGCCATGGGTATGAAAGTTGGTGACAACTGGTGCGTTCCTCTCTGCCACGGCTGCCATATGAAGCTGCATGCTTTCGGTGACGAGAGAACGTGGTGGGATCTTCAAGGGGTTGACCCCTTGGATTGGGCTAAACAGAACTGGGAGAAGTTCAATGGAAACGCTTAATAAAGTGGCGCATGCCATAGCCGACGCTGAGGACACGTTTATGGATAACCCCATAGACTACGAGGACGTGGCCGAGGCTGCACTCAAGGCCCTCAGGACGCCCTCTGATGACATGATGAGGGTTCTTGAGGGCATGACGCCTTACAGAAACAATCTTGACCTGTGGGTTGCTATGATCGATGCCGCAATGGGGAGAGCGGTTAATGAAGCAGAAAAGGGGCAAACCCAAATACACCTATGAGGTGACTGTTGTCGAGGAGTACACCCGCACCTACAAAGTGCGTGGTGACGACCCCGAACACGCCTTTGAAAGAACAGAAGAAATGATCCGCAATAAGCAAAACTCCATGCGGATTTACAAAAAGTATATTGGTGACATTCACCATATACATAGCGAGGAGGTCTTTGATGACTGAAATTAGAGATGCCGCTGTGCATTTTGAGGCGGTGAAAACATCGATGTCTCAAAGCAAGCAGGGCACAATCCTGCGCTTGGCCATACACCCTAATGAGGTACCGGCCAGTCTGCATACCGACTGGGTTGGGTCTCGCTACATGGTTGCTATGGTCAAGCTAGACGACCATGACCAACCAGAGATTTCTGATGAGCAGCGAGAGACAGAGCGACTGATCGCTAGTGCTGGCATGCTTTGTAGAAACTTAGACTTCGCTAAGTTTTTATTCGATGCAGACACCCTACTAGGTGTGCCGAGTGACGAAGCCGAGCGAGAGAAGAGGGTTGCCGGTGCGCTGCGAGAAGTTCTTGGCGTTGAGAGCCGTTCCGAAATGAAGAACAACTCTGTAGCAAGAGAGAGGTTCAAGACTATTTCAGAGGAGTTCACAAGATGGAAACAGGGCAGGGGCTAAGTTCACAAGATTTCATAGACAAGAAAGCCATCGCAGAGATGCTGTCTGTGAAGCCAAAGGCAATGGACTACCTTATCCAGAAGGACAAGACGTTCCCAAAGCCCTTGGTGTTGTCACCGAGAATGAGGAGATGGAAGAGGCAAGAGGTTGTAGATTGGATCAATTCCAAACTGGGCGGCTGAATTTGTACTAAGGTACAAAATCAAAGGTTCTCGTTTATCAGCCTGTTGGCGCGTTGAACAACCTTATCGATCTGCTCACCAAGCCTCTTCACAATCTTTTCCTTCTGAGCATCAGGCAAGCGCGGGTTATCCTGCACTTGCTTGATCTGCCTCAGTAGCCTGTTTCTAGCACTGTTCAGTGCCTTGATCTGTCCATGGATGCGGAGTTCGCTGTCAAGCCGGGACCGCACAGACCTGACCTTTGATGGGTCGCCGGACTCAATCGCCGCTTCAAGGATTTCACGAGACTTCAAGACTTTGTTGCGGCCTTCCACAAAATTACTCAAATCTTCACGATCTGACACACTGTAGAACACCTTCCTGACAAAAGGTGTCTGCCTGATGAACTCGTCTTCAAACCCATCAGTCAGTGCTGTCGGGATTGTGCCGAAGGCAAAGTCGCCTGTGCGCTGCACGAACATACCGGCACCGCCAGTGAGATACCCAAGCCAGAAGTCGATGGTGTCTGGCGAAACATCAATAAAGCCCTTCTCTACCTTACTGCCGCCTGTAAGGGCGTTGAGGTTTTCCGATATCCACTTGAGCGATGGGCTTGTAGTAGACCAGAACAACTGGCTGTCTGGTGGCGGTGTGGGATCGTAGGAAGAAACCTCTTTGACGATAGGCTTGCCAGCGAAGTCTTTGTTCTCCACGATATCGATGAACGGATCCGCAACTGTCGGGGCAACGAAGTTGAAGAAACTCTCGGTGCCGCCAAGCGGGTTCAGTGTATCTACAGCCGTTCCAAGGATGCTGCTTGTAGCCTCTGATGGCGTGTACTTGCCACGAGCGGCCCTGCTGAGTGCGCGTCCTGCGTTGATAGCCATGTTGAGGCCGTATGGCATCGGTATGGCAATCTCTGAGCGGTCAGTCACGCCGAATGGGTCTGGCAGTATGATGTTATGCTCAAGGATGTATTGAGGCGTCTTGTCGTATATCAGTTCGCCGTCTTCATCTTCCTCTGACAGGGCGGCGTTCAACTGGTCCTGAAGAACCCCAAGAACAATCAGGCTTGCCCAGATCTTCCTGACCTTAGGTGATCTGGTTGCTGCGTTGATGAGGGCAAAGGAACCCTGAATCGATGCGTTGTAGAAGAGGTACGCAGCGTTCATTGCGGTCTTATACTCACCGCCCTTGGCAAAATCGACAGTGACGTTACGAGCGGCGAAGGCAGCCCTTTGCATACCGATCTTCGGGGCAAGGGCTTTGAATGTGGCTACCCTGATCGCGTTCTCGGCGACGGTGTTGTAGTTCTCAAGGAACGAAAGCAGTGAGCCAGTTCCCTTGCCGACAAAGCTATTCTTTACCTTGTTCCACTGGCCCCTTGCGCCAGCTTCAGAGATGTCACCAATGATACCCTTGACGTTGTTTACCTGATCGCTCAGATCAGACATCTGGTTCAGAGCGTTTTGCCCACCGTAAAGCTGGAAGAGACGGAAGACATCCGCTTCCTCAAGAGCGTTGATGTCGAAGCCATCTGCCTCGGCCTGTTCTTTTGTGATGCTTGATTCCTGACCCTTCACTACAACACGGCGGATGCCTTTGAACGCACCCTTGAAGTTCCGCATGATCTCGGATGTCAGACCTTTCATCTCGTACTGGTTCACGTTGACACCGGCAGTCTGAATATCCCGGACCACGTTGGTGATGAAAAACTCAGGGTTGTACGAGGTATTGATGTTCGACAGGTACCGATTCAGCTTGCCCATTGCGCTGACGACGGCGTTGCCTGTCTGCACGGACATGCCAAGTGTGCCGTTGATCGCCTGAGCGAGGCGAGGGTCGAGCATCTTGATGTAGACCTCACGACCATCCTCTTTGACTACAGCGATTGTCGGGTCATTCAGCGCCTGAAGATCTGGAACAATCTTAACAACACCATCTACAAGGCCACGCCGCATCGGACGGCCCTCAAGTTCAACTGCAAGGCCAGCCATTGCCTGCCGGTTGTTACGCAGAAGGCTAAGGAACGATTTGCCTACGGCATTCTTCTCGGATCTGATGATTGCATTCTGGTTTTGCATGAAGACACCAGACAGGATGTTGCTGGCATACTCCCCACGACCAAGCATGGCTCTGTCTTCTTTGCCCCTGACGCCGAACTTTCTGCCGCCAGTGCTGGCAAACGTGCCCTCTTCATTCGCCTCGCCCATCGGGTCAAGGATGCCGCGAAGAGGAACATACTCAGTGAACTCCGGTGCCGGTCTTACCTCGTCACCAGAGTCGTCAATCTCCACATCTCCAGTTTCAAAATCCAACGGGACAAGGTCTCCATCCCGTCTAACTTTGTTCGTGTTATCCACGATGTCTCGCACGCCTGCACGGACGCTCTCAAGTGTCGCCCTGTTGCCTGAGTCAAGACTGCTTACCCAAGATATGATGCGATCTGCCTCGGCGTCAGTCATGCCTGAGCCGGAGTCTTCACCGGGATTGATGCTGCGAATGTACTCGTTACGCTCCTTGGCGTGGAGGGCATACAAGTATGCCTCAGCTACAGCCAGCTTCTTGCTGCCTGTAGTTTCTTCTGCGGCCCTTACAAATGCGCTACCTGCTGCCAGACCCTCGTAATTTGTACCCGCGTCTAAATCGAGAGTTGCAACAGTCCGGGCGACTGGCTCGTATAGGCCTTGTGTCGCTGTGTCCACCTTCTCACCGACAACGCCATGGTACAGGGTCTCCTGTAGATATGGGTCCATGGCATCAGTGATCGTCGCGCCCTTTGAGCGCAGATCGTCAACAATCTGAGCTACAGGCAGGAACCTGTCTTGGAACCTTACAGCGAAACCGTCAGATATTTCCTTGGCCTTCTTGTCACTAATCAGTCCACCGAGACGAAGGATCTTGCTGAGAACCTGATATGACTTTGAGTAGACAATGTGGTCCTGTGTTTCCTGTATGCCAGCTACAGACATGTCCAGAGGAATAGAGGAGTAATCAGTCTGCTTCTTCTTTTTCTTGTCAAGCTGAGGGAAGAACGTCCTCACAGAATACAGCCCCTGACCTGACGGTGTCGGGCGATACTCAAGGGACAGAACAAGTGGTGGGGAGTTGTGGGTGGGGTTTACCCATTCCATGCGGATGTCACGATTTTGGATGCCGCCATCGGGTATCGCGACGACACCCGGCCCATCTTGATAGTCTTGCCGCTGCCACACGCGCATCATGTCGTAGATGGCCTGTGTAACGTCACCGTACTTACTGTTCTCAGTAAGTTCCATATCGTGGTCGCGCTGCTGGATGTGATACAGGCCGAAGTTGCCCATGCTTTCGATTGGCTTCTCTTCGCCGTCTTGACCGGCAAACAGATGCACACTCAGGAAACGCCGACCGTCCCTGATCATTCCAAACAGATATGGGTTCTTTACGGTCTCGCCGCGCTCACGCGCACGGAGCGCAATGGGATTGGGGATGGGTTGCTGAGGCTTTGCCGGAGGCTCGGTAAACCTCGGGATGGCCGAGTAGTCAGGCTCTGATTTGACAAAGGCGTCATTGATAGCCCTGACAGAGGCGTCCTCTTCTGGAGACAGGTTCTCTGTGAAGGGGTCCTCTTCGTTGAAGAAGTCAATTAGGCCTGATTGCTCGGCGTTTTCTGTTTGTCGCTGGTCGGGACTTTGAACCCTTGACGCTCCAAAGCGGTCACTAGCTTCGCTAATACTTCTTCTGTATTGCTCTGCGGTGTCACCCCGATAAGATCCGGCTTCTTGGAGTTTTCTGATGCCTTCATTGGTATTTACCTCCTCTCCAAAGGGCGGGACAGCCAGATTGTATACCGCTATCTGATCTGCCGCCTGAGCAATATATAGTGCTTCCTCCAGATTGTCCACTATAAGGACATTGTCCAGATAATACTGGCTATCATCTGAGTTAAACCAGCCGCCCAAGAACACTTCTCTGTTTAGGAGGGAAGACATCTCTTTGGCGTTCTCGACATATTTTCTAAGAACGTCGAGGGGGATCTCCTGACCCACTATTAGTTCAGCAGACTTTATGGGCGCAACAACAACGCCGCTATCCGGGGTGCCAATCGGCACCGACTGACCAGACGGAGTTATGGTAAAGCCATCTGGGTTGTTTTTGATAAAGTCCTTGAGGGTGTTGAGGCCCTCAACGGCAGGGACAGAAGAGTAGTAGACTACTTCTTGATCTGATACTCCGGCCTCAGATGCTTTTTGCGAAGCTCGTCTCTGGTCAGAGGCGACTTCGGAGGCAACGTCTCCAGCATCTGGGTCACGAACTCGTCCATCCGGCTCAGTGGAACGTCCTGCAATATCGATTCGCTCTCGCTCTGAATCGGGGAGTGCTTCCGCGATTTCTGCATCTGTTGCTCCTTCTCTCCTGACGAGGGCGATTGCGCCATCGACATAATCGTTATCACCGCCAGTACCCTTGGACACGCCAAGAGAAGCCAGCAGTTGCTTCATAGGATACCACACGACAGCTTGGAAGTCGGCGGTATTGATGTCGTAGCCGCCGTCTTTCAATATCTCTCGCGACCTCTCAATGGTCTTGCGAATTTGCCTACGCTGAGTGCCGTTGCGTGGTGTCGCTTGCTCCTGAGGGCTAAGTTGCTTAGTCAGGGTGTCGGCTTTCTTGAAGATGTCAGTCTTCTCAGGGCGCTCTTCAAGATCTGGCGTGTTGCGCTTAGCCTCTTCAGATTTCCAGTTTATACCTCGCTCTGCCGCATATGCCTTGATTTTATCTGTATTGCGCGTGCTGGCGTTATTGAACTCTCTTTGGAACCTTTGATTAAGAAGAACAGCGAACTTTTCAATATTGGCGTCTGTGATAATGTCTATATTGTTGTCCTGCATCACCTCAGAAATTATGCGTGCCTCAAATTCGCTTTCTGGGCCTTCTCTCAAACGCTCAAGGATAATGTCCTTGTTCTTTTGAATATCGGCTGCCTTGGGCTGCTTGAATGGATCTCCAGTGATGTAGTTCCAAAGACGCATAAACCAAACGTCAGCAGTCAGTTTGTCGAAGTTGCCTCTCAGGTTCATGTAGAAACCGGCACCGATCTTCGGGCCAAACAAGAAGGCAAGCGGCATGCGCTCCGAAGCAAGCTCTCCACTCGGAACAGTGAGGCCAAACTCAACCACCAGAGGATGCTTTTTCATCTCCCCGACAGTGTGTTCCTGCATCAGGTATTCGGCGATCTCAAGGTCGCTAAGGCCTTTCTTGATCACGTTGCCGTTTTCGTCTTTTTTGTCAGCCTTGAGAGAGTTGTAAAAGGCGAAGGCGGACTCCATGGCCTTCACTCTCTCGCCATAGCCCTTGACTAGGAACTCGCCTGTCTCTTCCCAGTGATCAAGCTGCTCCTTGGCAGACTCAAAGTTCTCAATAACTGACATGCCGTTTGACGTGATCGCAAGCGCGAAGTCAAAGGCCGCCTCCATCTCTGGATCTGTAAGAACAGTTCTGTTCTTGCCCTGAGCTATAGCGATGTTATGGAGAAGCTCTTTCGATGCGCGTAGCTTTGCCTCATACCAGCCAATCGCACTTGCGTCGCGCTTGATTGCCGGTTCCGCAAACGCTGCGAATGCCTTGGCAATAAGCTCAAAGTCTTTCGGGTTGTCTGGGTCAAGAACCCTGTTGTTGCGCTCATGCTGCAAGAGTGCCAGCGCAACTTCTTTTTTCATTGTGGTTGGCTTGCCTTTTGCGTTCAGCTTGGGCGTGTGGGTGAATGGGTTGTCTTCATCTTCAGGCATTGCCTGAGGGTTGAGGTTGTTTTCTGCAAGACGATGAAGGCCAGCCAGCAGAGCGACCTCATCGTTGTATTTGAGGGACGACTTCTCCCTGCCAGCACGAAGCTCTTCTTTCTTCGGGGTGCGTATGGAGTCAGGCACCATGTCAACGAGTTCATCCGTAGGGATGCCCGACAGATCATCGGTCATGCTGTGCCTTGATTTGGCCCTGCCCTCTGCCGCCCTGTCACGAGTGGCCACCTTGCCGCTCTGGATGTTCTCAAAGATGGCGTCTGCACTAGCGAACCCATTCTGTGCGTGGATCGTCTGAACATTCGTGAAGAAGTTGACGATACGCTTGAACAGGCTAAGAGGCTTGGCGGTGACCTTCAACTTGCCATCGGCCCAAGCGCGGAACATCTCGGCCACAGCCTCTTCTGTGACCCTCTCTTCATACTGCTGAACAGTTTCATTCGGGCGCTTGCCGTTGAGGCGACGTGCCCGGTCCATGAAGGTGTAATCACGCTGGACTTGCTCGCCATCTTTGATCGCAACAAACTTACGCTTGGCAGCGGCCTTGCTGAGTGTTGACCACTCTGCCTCGGTAAACAGTTCGATGTCCCTCAGTGCGTGGATAACCTCGTGGTTGAGGACGCCACGCAGCTTGTCCAGCCTCTGAGCTTCGGTGAGGCTTGGGTCGTAAATATCCATCGCAAGGGCGATCAGCTTCTTGCTTGGATTGTACGAGCCTTGAACGGTGACAGGGCGGCCAGTCTCTGGGTTTACCGCGCCCACCTCAATTTCAGGCAGGCTGGTGTCGAGCTTTACATCGGCACCGACAATCTTCTTCAGATCTTTCTTGAGTTGAGCAGCAATCTTTTGCTGCTTCTTCTTATACTCTACGCGCTCTGGCGCTCTCTCTGCGGCAGCAGCGGCCCTGAGTGCAAGGTTGGCTTGCTCTTGCGTGGTTGTCTGCTTTGACAGGTCACCAGCAGCCTCAGTGCGCGACTCGATTGTATCGATCTGCCGCTGCACATTTCTTGCTCGCGCCTCTGCCGCAAGAATGGATTTATCAATCTCATCTGCCTGCCGCTTGATTTCGGTCAGGTTATTTTCATCCTCTGGGGTGGCCTTCCACTCATTGAGGATTTTGTCCTGTAGTACCTTTTGTTCCTCTTTGAGCTTGCGAAGCTCCTCAAGTCGCTTCTTTGTGGACGCAACGTCCTCTTTGAGTGCCAGCGTTGGGTCTTGGGCCACTTCCTCTTCGGTAAGCGCGGTGACACGCGACGAGTCGGCCTGACGCGCAACCCTGTTGACGATCATCTCGTCCCTGATTGCCTCTGCAACACTGGGGGCTACCTTATTACCCTTGGGGGTTTTGGCGGCTGCTCGGATCGTCTCTACTGTGGCTTCGCCATCTCTTTTAACGGCCTCTACGGCTGCGTCGTACTGAGCCTGAGAGAACTTCGGCTTTACTGCCGCCCTATCCTCTCTCTTTGCTCGTGCGGTGCCGGATTGCTGCGCCTGTATGGTGTCGCCGATATCGTTTAGGCCAAGATCCCTAAGCTCTTGGGGTGTGGTCATGGCAGCATTCGGGTTTACACCCATGACAGAGCGTGCCTGACGAACCTGAGTCTGAACTTCATCGGGCAGCTTGTTCATCGGGAAGGTTCTGCTTCCCGCGTCGATCTTTTCTTTTTCTTCTTGGTCTTTAAGGTTCTGCTTTTCCAGATCCAGACCCTGACGGGCAACCTGTTTCTCGGTTTCTATATCCTCGTCAACCTGATCGCGCAGCTTTCTCGCAGCTGAGATGTCACTGTGTATCTCCCTCTTAACGTCAACGAGATCGGTCTCCACCTGATCTCTGACCTTAGCGGCTTCTTTTGCGTCATAATTGTCTACAGCTTGGCTTACACCGCGAACAGTACCGCCGACCAGACCAGCGGCGACGGCCACCTCATAGTATTCGCGCATTGCCTCTTCACTGGTTAGATCTTTACCAGCCTGCATGCGCTCCAAAACTGTTTGCCCGACTTCGGTTGGCACCTCGGCTGCGGTGCCAACAGCCACACCCTTTGCGGATCTGGTAAACAGACCCCCGCCCCTGATAAGGGCTGGAGTAGCAATGGATCCAATCAACAGTCTGTCTGCGATCAAGTCCAAAGCAGACTGAGGTATGGATGTGAGTGCCGCAATGCCTTCGTTGACCTCTTCTCCCGGCTGAAGCATGTCTTTTTGGGCTTCACGGTTCATTCCATAGAAGAAGGGAAGGTTTACAGCAAGACCACCAGCGACACCGCCGAGAACCGTTCCAAAACCGGGCATGATAGCGGTTCCGATTGCTGCGCCCGCCATGCTGCCGCCAAGCGTAGAGCCAAGCTGAGGGGCCTGTTCCGCGAGGGTTTCACCAAAGAATGTGAGGCCGCTACCGACATCTTTGACATCGTCAAGCCGCGTTGCGTATTGCTCTTGTTCTGCAAGCTGTTGCTTGTTGGTCTCGACTACGCCTTCGCCAAATTCTTCAAGCCAGTCAATGCCAGTTACTGTACCAGCGCCTTCAAGAGCCGAACCAAGGCCAAGCTGAAGGGTGTCAACACCACGCGAAATACCGCGAGTGAAGAAGTTTCCTTCACCAGTGTCCTCTGTCTGGATTAGGTCGGTGCTTTGATCGCCCTGAGACGCCAGATAATCTTGGATGTTTTTCTGTTCTTGAGCGTTTGGCTCTGCACCCGAAATATTGACCGGGTATACAATTCCAGATGCGCCCCTAGCGTAATAGGTAGGCATGTTTGCTCCTTACGATGCTGGGGCAGACAGGTCTGGGACGTTTCCTCCACCACCGACTGGCAGACCACCTATGGCAAAGAGGCGTTGCGCCTGCGCTCTTAGAAGGTTTGCCCTTGCCGGATCGAGGGCGTCAAGCTGTCTTGCCTCAGCCTCTAGCTTTACAGCTGTGCTGAGTGCCTCATCTGCGTCTAGGCCGCTCGTGCCTTTCGCCTTTGCCAGCTTTGACCGGGCGTTGATCAGGTCAATAACGCCCTCTTGATAACGCTCTTGTGCCTCACGGAATGCTGTAAGCCCGCTGAGGCCAGCTTCACCGGCTGCACCAAGAAGTGTTGGCTCTTTAGAGGACATCAAGGCAAGGCCAGCTTGTGCCAAAGCAAGCCACTTGTCGGAATCTCGATTTTTCTCAAGGCTATCTTGCAGCCTTTGTATCTCCCCTGACAGGCCGCCAGCCTCTTCGGATGATCCAGTGCTGCCAGCACCCCCTGTGGCAGGAGGGGTTTGCCCACCAGAAGAGGGTGGGGTCGCAGGTGCAGTTGAGGCGGTGCCCAGATCATCACTGTCTCTAAGGCTGGCTTCATAAGCGGCCCTGTCTCCGGGCTGCTCTGCCATTCTTTGGCCAGCGGCATAAGCCTGATCAGCGGCTTGGGTCGCAGCGGCGGGGTCTTCGCCCTCTTCAGTCATCTGAGTAATAGCGTCGGCTGCTGCCTCTTGAGCTTGTATCTCGCTAACCACCCCAGCCATGCCCGGTGCGTTACCAAGAGATGGCGTTAGCAGTTGACGGTCAAGCTGAGACTCTGGCGCATCAAGGGAGTCTGGGCGAGTGCGCTTTTCACGATACTCCCTTGGTGTATCAAGCTGAGATGGAGGAATGCCGCTTTTAATTCCTCTTGCTATATAATCCTGATACATCTGACTTGCTTCGGTAGCCTTATCAGCCTCTTGATCTTTAAGTTCTTGCTGATAAGCGGCCCTGTCTCCGGGCTGCTCAATAACCCTGCTTTCCTCAATGTCTGCCCGTGTCGGGTCAAGTCCCAAAATAGATCTGCCAGCTGGCCCAAGCAATGTGTTAGGGGCACCCGGTGCATCATCGTCTACAGGCAATCCAAACATCTCTAGTGGATATTGGAAAAATCTACTTGCTTGATCAGAGAATGACTGAGACTCACGGTCTTCCTGCATTTGATCAAAGATCTCTTGCGGCGTTTTGACTTCCGTCATCTCTTGACCAAGAGTTGCCGCCCCCGCAGATGGAACAATAGCTTCGCCCACTGCGTCTGCCGCCCCAGCCAGATTTGTCATAATCTGATCAAACACTCCCGGCTCATCGCCCAAGCGAGAGCGCACATCAGCCACATAGCCAAACTGAGATGGATCTTCTAGTTTGGCGGCACCGCCGGGACCAACATTGTACGCCGCCAGAGCGCGGTCATCGTCATCAAAGTGAGATCTCATGGCGGTCAGGTAGTCTGAGGTAAATGCGGTTGAACGCTCTGGATCCTCAAGACCGGCATCGATTAGGTCCTTGTTCGCCTGATAGGCCTCGGCAGCCGTAGCATATTCCCGACCCTCACCGATGTTTGCGGCAATCTCAGGAAACATGGATGTCACGCCATAACCCGGCATCAATGCCGTGCTGGGCCTGATCTGACTGATCCCCACCTCATCAAGGGAACCTCTTGCCATTGGGTCGCCGCCACTCTCTTGTGCAATGAGGGCGCGAAGAAGGGCTTCTGTCGGTCGCCCTTGGGCGTCAAACAGGCCTCCTCTCGACATTTTGACTGCGCCACCCTCGTTGAATGCGTATGGCAGATCTCTGGATCCGCCCTTGCCGCCGCGCGAAGACATCATTCTATTTGCTATCCGCGGCCTTGGTCCGCGATATCCGGGCTGCATAAAGGCTGGAACCCTGCCTAAGAACATATCTGGGTTAGGTCTGGCAATCTCATACATAGGCTGGATTTTTGCAATTTCAGGCAGGCCAGTTTGCGAGGGACCGCTTATGTCCACCCCGAAACGCTCCTGAGCCATACCCTCAACCTCATCAAGGAACGGCTCGACACCTTCTGACACCTTGCCAGAAAGCTCCTGACCAAACTGAGCCAAGCCACCAGACCTCATAGCCTGAGCCATGTTAGAGCCAACGGCATTTTGTGCCATGGTACTTTTTGGTGCCATGGCCTCGGACATGCCAGCAATGCCACTGTTAGGGACACCGGCAGCAGAGACTGCCTCTTGTGCGACTGTCTGCTGTTGTGCTGCTTCGCGCTTCGCGAAGTCATCCCGCATGCGCTTTCGACGCTGGATCTCGCTCAGAACAAGAAACTGCGGAGCGGTGCCGGATGGCATCTGCATCTCACGGACCAGTTGCTGCTCGGAAAAATCCTTCAGCTTATCCTGTACGTCGATAATATTCATGCTAGATCCCCTGAATGCCCTTATAGAGGCCTAGTGCAGAAATTCCAGTACCAAGAAGCTGCTGCACAGGGTTATATGATTGAAGTTTTGTAGTCTCTGTCGAGGGCTGCACAGGCACACCTCTAAGAATGGATGACAGGAACTGTAGCTGTTCGCGGGGGTAATCCCGCTGACGAACAAAATCCTCATAGGCAATATCCAGTCCAGCCTGATCTTCGCGCTGAATGTCACGGCCCACTTTCTCAAGCATGGCCGCTGCCTCGACATCGCCCTCACGGGCCAGCTTGCCGAGTGCCGCTAGGTTGCTTGCTTGGCTGCCTGCCATTTCGGCGGCACCAAGGCCTAAGCGTTCTGCGGACTCTCTGGCGGCCCTGTCCCTCTCAAACTGTTGCTGTGCCTGTTCAAATGCCTGTTGCTGCCCCGAAGCCTGTATTTCTGCCAGCTGCCTGCCCAGTGTTTCTTGAGCCATTCCCTCTTGCACGGCAGCCCTGCTGCCTCCGAAAGCCCCGGCTTGCACTGCTTGTGCGGCCCTGCCTGCGCCTTGACGTTGCGCGTCGAGAATAGCTCTTTCTTTTTGGACATCTACCACCTGCTGCATGTAAGGAGACATATACTGCTGTGCTGCTGCGCTATCAAACTGACCAGCCTGATAGCCCATGCCCTGTAGTGCGCGGCCAAGACCAGCAGTTGTCGCGGCCTGAGCCTCGGGTATCCCCGCGATGCCCCTGCCAGCAATATCCCTGATCTGCTGCTGTGCGCCTGTAACGTCCTCACCAGCGCGAGCAAAGCGACTGCCCTGATAAGGCTCATACTCACGCTTCGACTCTCCCTCTGTGCGCTCAAGAAGTCGCTCAAAGTAAGGCCTTACATATTTTGGTAGATTGGTTTGAACAACCGTTTGATCGGTTGGTTGTGGTGCGCCACCTTTACCCATTATCTAGCTCCATTCTGTAGGCTATGTACTCAGGCTCCCAACCATACTTGCCTAAGTATCTGCCCCATGCCTTTCTGCCGTAACCCTCTAAGTGCTGGCAATCAGACTTTTTAGCATACTCCTCAATCGTGCTGAGGACCAATGGCAGCCATTCTGCCATTCTGGTGCCGCCAACCCAGTCCAAAGCCATGGCTCTTCTGCCGGGATATTGTATGATTCGGGTCGTGATAGCGGCGACCACATCTTTGTCTTCTAACACCAGCCAAAGCCCCAATAGGCCACTGTCGATGTCTCTATAAATGTCATCGATGTGGAACTTCCCTCCAGAAGTGCCCACCGACTTGTTCAAAACCTTTATCACGTCTCCCCAGACGATACCCAGAGCATCTCTGGGAACTGCTGTAAAAATCATGCCGGAAGCATCATCCCCTGTGGTACCTGTTCTGGCTGCTCGGCCATGCCCGTCCTCATCTCACGGACACGATCCATCATTTCATAAAGACTCTTCGCGCCCGCGTCAGACGATCCGTTGCCAAGGCCACTAACCACGTCCGCAGGAACGATAAACTCACCATCGGAAAGTACAACGTCTTGCTCCCCCTCCAAGGTTGCTGGGATCATATCGTCCATGCCGTCACCGACACCATTCACCATGCCTTCATCGACCATGGCGTTTTGATCAAACTCGCCGCTTTTAACGCGCTCAACCAAATCCCTCAGAGCCTCTTCTCCATAACGTGACAAGAACATCCCCAAAACCCTTTCAGGCTGCTCAGACTGGCCCTTGATTGCCTTTACAGCACTGGAAATAAGCTCTTTGTCATTCGGGCCGGTCATTTCACCGCCTTCTTGATACCTCAGCGCAGCAAGACCGCCCTCAGCCTTGCCGGTTACCCTTTGATACAATTCAGGATATTCTTCAGCGAATAATTGTTTGGCTGATTCTTTGGCTGCTTTTCTTCCCTCAATGTCCATGCCGGAGCCGCCAAGGCCAAGAATCCTAGCTATAACGCTGTCGTCTTCTATTTCCTTCTTTCTTTTTTGAGCCTTTTCATCATCGATAAACATGGATGTGAACTCATAAATGTCTTGCATTTTTTTATTGGCCATTTCCCTTGGCGATATCGGCAGGGCCATCTGCCCACCCTTCTGCATTGGCTGGAAGAACCTAAACTCAGGATCGATACCGGGGCGATAGTCCGGCCCCGGAGTCATCATCCGACGCTTGGCAGCCTCTGCCTCTGGGATGTCTGGATAGTCGTCTTCGTTGAAATCCATTTTGGGGGGCTTTGTTGCCTCCATAAGAGCGGGGACCCCGACAGCGCCAATAGTGAATGGGTTTTTGAAGGCTCCCATGGCTCCACCTACCCCTGTGGTGGCTGCATCTGTGGCCGCTTGTGCGCCGGTTATGGCTGTGTTGGCAGACACAGGGCCAGCCGATGTAATCATGTTTTGACCAAGGCTCGAAGACGCGACATTGCCAGCGGAGCCAAGAAGCTCTGCTTGAGGAAGCGCGTCTGCCGGATTTGCGGTTCCGCCCATAGCGCCACCAAGAGCCTTGCCCCCAAAGTAAGACAAAAGGCCTGTGCCGACCGCAGTTCCAAGGTCGTCGCCCTGAAGCAGGCTGCCGAGGCCAGAACCCAATGCGCCAGCCAAAAATGGGGTCGCTGCCATCCCCGCGCCAAGCATGCCAGCCCCAGCAAGGCCGGAGCCAGCCAATCCAAGTAAAAGTGGTAGGGCCATGTCTTACTCCTCAGAGTGCTTCGTATTCTGTACGAGCGTCGAATGATGGGCAGGCTTTCTCAGAGAAGTCTCTATGCCCGAAGATTTGTGCATCTGGATGGCGATCAAGGATTCCCTTGAGGAGCGTCTCCAGAGCGTCCTTCTGGGGTCCGGTGCGTGTGTCTTTAGGATCTCCATTAGCGTCAGAACCACCAACGTAGCAAACCCCGATGCTGTCAGAGTTATGCCCACGGCAATGAGCGCCGGAAGTCGCCTCATCGCGACCAGCGTGAACCGAACCGTCCAGCTCAACCACCCAATGATAACCAATATCACTCCACCCACGCTCTTGCGTGTGCCAGCGTTTGATCTCCTCGGTCTTCACATCGCGGCCTTCTGGGGTGTCGGCGCAATGAACAATAACTTTTTTAATCTCCCGCATATCCTTCACCATAGCGTTCAATAAGGTTGTCCATAGGTATCCAGCTTCTTTCGTCTATTTTACCATCTTTGATGTAGATGTCGTAGACCCCATAACTCCAGCCGGTCAGCGTATGTTTAGCATACTCCTCAACGTGTCCAGCCGGTAGGCTTGTCCCAAGATTGATGATTGTCAGAAACTGGTTGCCCATCTTTGGGAACGTCTTGTCCAATCTTTTGTGTGTATGACCATACACAACGTCATGCAAGGAGTCTCTGGCTATCTGATTTTCAGAGTACATGCCACCATACGCCTTGCCCATGACATTCAGCGGTGCGTGAGTGAACCCGACATCGCCGATAAAATAAAACTCCCCATAAGGGGAGTGCGTCCAACCGTAGTCGTCCAGTGTAGCAAACATCAGCTGGTCTAGAAGCTCGACCACCTCTGGGTTCCGGTTCGTGTATGACCATATGCGGTCTTCATGGTTGCCTAGCGTAACGTGCTTTGGAACATCAAGACCATCTAGCCCCTTATGGAACGCCCTTATGGCCTGTTGGAAACTAGCCATGTCTTGTTTGAAGGATGGCTTTTCCTTGCCCTTGAGAGTGTCGTTACGATCAAATCTGTTCAGAGAGTCGCATGTGGCGAAATCTCCTATCTGTATGATTTGATCTACCTGATTCTCCTTTGCGTATTTACCCATGGCGAAGAATCTAGTCTTGTCGGGCATATTGGGTCCATCGTGACAGTCGCCAATAGCGAGAACCCTTTTGGTGTCGTTGGGCCTAGCCCCCCTTTGCTGTAGCCTGAATACAGGCTTTAGTACAACCTTAACCTCATCCTTCGGTTTGGCTTCTGGCTGGTTCTTGAACTCAACCTCAGCCTGATCGTTGATGTATCCAAGCTCCCGGCACCGCCTCACCCTAGAGGTGAATGTGGTATATGGAACCCCGGCGGCACCGGCGGCTTTTTTTACAGACTTATTGTACTCGTAGAAAAGTCGAGCGGTTTCGCTTAACAACTCTTTGCTTATAGATGGCGCTGGCACAACACTATCCCCCAACAGTTGCGATGAGGGATTGTACCATGAATACGGCTATTTAGTAACCTTACGAACCTTTTCGTATGTACGAAGTCCGCCAAGCCCGAGCATGCCAAGAAGCACGGTCATAAGACTGTCCATGTCAAATGTTGGAAGCTCTGGGATATCCACCCCTGCGTATGTACACACAAACATGGTCATCGGTGCCAAAACAAAGTGCCATGCCATGGCAAAGCTCAAACACCAACCAAGGAACGGACGCCAGCCAGCAACAAACACAGACCTGTGCTGCGCCTCAGCCTTGTTAACCTCCACCTGTGCCATAGCCGCCTCATGAGCGTGCTTCTCTGCCATGGTGGCGATATCATGTGCCAGCTTCGCCTTTTCATCGGCGTCTGGAATAAACTTGTCTAGCAAGCCCGCAACCGGACCAATTAAAGCCTGTAACATCGATTATTCTCCCTTTGATTTCTTGCTCTCTTGCCCCATCCAGATTCCGAATATGCCTGTCATAACACCCATAATTACAGACACAAATGCGCTCTGTTGCATCGTGGGATCTTCCAAGTGCATGAACCATTCTGCACAACGCCACGACATGGCAATACTGCAAATCATAGTAAGCCTTGCAACGATATTATAGGCAATTAGGTTCTTGATAAAGCTCATTTGTACTAGGATACAATTTTGACGGTACCAGAATCATTGTACAGCGCACCAGACTCAAGGCCCGTGGCGCTTGTGGGAAGCTCCGTCAGGGTTAGCTTTGTGCCCCGCATCTGTCCGGGGTTTCGCTCTTGCTCAATGAAGATCTCAAGGGCGCGAATAAGGTCTTGCATGTATCTGGCCGAATACTCGGAGGTAGGCTCAGGCAGTCTGGGTGGCGCTATCTGATTAGATGACATTAACGCCTCCCATCTGGCTTCATATCAACCCGTGGGCTGCCCAGTTTCCATTTTGCGCCAAGAGCCTCTGACTCAATCCTCATGGCAAAGGATCTGCCCCTGCTTCTCAGGTGCAGCTGCTCGGTAAATGTTTCCACAGGAGACGCCTGTGTTCGAGCGGTTACTCCCGATGCTGTGTTATCGAAATCTGCGCCGGGGAAGTTTCTTGATTTGATCGTAAAGATGGCTTGGGGGCTGCTCAGTTGTGTTGACCCCGAGAAGGTGAGGTCGGGAATCACGCGCCTGATATAGGTGAAGTGATCCCCATCACCGATGTCCATTGCGGCTGATTCTATGAATGAGTTCATAGCGGTGCCGTCATCGTCGTAGCCAAGCTCGTGGTTATAGAGATACGAAGAAGAGGCCGCTATTGGGAAACTTCTGGTTCCTCTGTCAATCCATCCGGTTCTTGAGAGATCGCCAAAATACCAGATGGAATCAGCATAGTTGTATATAACGTACCTATCGTTATCGGTGCTTCCGGCAGAAGGGTAAAACCAAAACACCTCAGAAAACTCTGAGTTTATTCCCGCGACAACTTTATCGTTCTGCTCAAGATTGAAGTCCAAGAAGACCTTGTCTTTTACAGAGCATGGTAGCTGCTGTGTCTGACCCGCATATGTATAGAAGTTGTCGATGCCCATCCAGTAGACAACATCCTCTGTGGCAACCGCAGAGTTTGGCCCCATGATAGTAATGTTGGACGCAAGCTGCTGGAGGCCAAATGTAAATGGTGGGCCGATGAACCGCATGGAGTTTAGGGCCGTATCTGTCCATACGAGGATCTCTCGCTTTGTTTCGACAGCCTGAACAAACGTGGAGCCTGCGCCCAGCTTTAGGTCGCCAGCGGTGTTTGTGCTGGTTGGGAACCAGTCAATAGCATTCTCTTGGGATGAGAACCTTATGAGAAGAGGATCTTGCGTTCCGTCGCCCTGTGTCGCTGACGAGTTTGCGCCAAGTCCGTCACACCCAAAGGCAATCACATGGCGGTCTTGATCGGAAACAAGAACCTGTTTGGCGACTTGAGGCACGCTAGTTTTGGTTCCGGTTGTCGTGGAAAGCTCCACCGCCCTTGCCGACGTGGTGCCAGTTTTATCCCAGTAGTAAATATTTGAGTCACGAGGATTGATAATCAGATCCTCACCGAAGTTATCGTGCGACCACAGACGTATTTGGGTTGTGGTGGTAAGGCCATTGGGTTCAGCGTCGCCCCAGCCCGCCCTACCATATGTGCCTGCACCCCAACCGGTGCCGCCAACAACTGTGTCTAGGCCAACATTGATCTGATACTTCGCAACTGTACTAGAGCCGCCGCCAGCGGAAACGGTAGATGTTGCAGCAGACGAGACGACGATTTCATAGTTGTCAGCGTCGATAACACGAATAATCTGATGCTCGGCGTTGAGTGTGTCGGCTGTGACACCGCCTACCGCTACAGCAGAAGAAAAAGTAACAAAGTCACTTTCAACCGCGCCGTGCCCGGTATGGTTGACATTAATGGTGGTCGAGCCATTGGTGGTGTCGAATGTGGTGTCGCCCGCACTCGTAGTGAGCCGAAGGGGCGTTATGTCATTAAATGCTCCGCCCTCTTCGATGTAGTATTTAAGGTGGGTGCCAATGCCCAAATAATCAGAGCTGTCAAGAGCGATCCAGTTATGCAACGACCTTGCGGAGCCTTGATAGGTGTTGGAGCTATACTTTTCCCAGCCGCCAATTTTTTCAGGATACCCGAAGCGGAAGCGAATCTTATCGCAATCTCTCCATCCGCCCTCATTGGAGTAAGATGTGATCTCTCTGTTTATGCCGGGTTTAAATTGTATTTTTTGAAGAGGCATTTCACATCTCTATTAGTTTTTTAGCGGCCCCCGACTTGATGGCCTCTATGGCCTGACTGACCTTATTTGACTCCACCATCTCATTCCGAAACGACTCGACCGCCGCCCCAGTTTGCCTAGACTGCTGTGCGTTCTCTATGAGAAGAACGGGTAGCCACGCCACAGCGCATCCCCACTCCTCTGTAGGCTGGCCGTCGTTTGGGTTTGTACCCGATATCTTCATAAACCACGCACAGTCGAACTGACGGCATGGGTTGAACTTGTCCATTGGACAGTTCTGTTTCACTTCCAGCTTCATCAGTTTTTCTGAGCAATGATGATATCGACGTACTGAACGTCGAGATTGATTGCTGTGCCTGTAAATGTGGACGTAGCGGAGCCTGAGAAGCCGTGGTTGTGACCCTGACCGCCACCAGTGTTGTTGATGGTCAAAGGTGACGCTGATGCACGACCACCACCCCGTGTATCGCCAAAGCCTAGTGGCGTCTGGGTGGTTGTTCCGGTTGTCGGGTTGAAGTCTTCTCGCTGCTGCACGACACCTGAGTGATTGTGTGCTGGCATTTGAGCGATGGTCAGCGTGTGACTTGCCACAGAACCGCTAATAGACGTGCTAACTGAGCCAGCGGGCGTGATATTCGAGAAAGCACTGCTGAAAGCGTTAGAGCCGCCCGTTGTGACGGTTCCTGAGACCACACGCAGTGCCTTGTCGTTGTGAGTTGTGTCCTTAGTCCAGCCGGTTGGAGCGGCGGTCTGCTGAAACAGCATCTTAGTGCCGGAGGCGAATACAGCCGTGTCTGCCAGCTTTGCAGCAGTGACTGCGTTATCTGCGATCTTGGCTGTGGTAATCGCCGAGTTTTCAATAGACGCGGTGTCCACAGTCATTTTTGTAACTACAGCGCCAGAACCGGCACCGTCAGCAAAAATCCAAGCAAACGCTCCTGCGGCTACGGTTGCATTGCCGCCTGAGCCTTGCGTGAATATCGCCGACTGGCTCGTATTGTTATGAACAAGATAGGCCTTATCTTGATCATTCGGACTGATCGTAATTGTATTCGCGCCCGACGGAGAGCCGCCAAGCACGAGAACTTTGTAATGACCGTCAGCCAACGCGCCGTCTGTACTGCTCAGGGTGTGGGTTGTACCCGACAGCGTAATGGAACCGACACCGCTCAAAGCGCGGTCTATAATGTCAAAGTTTGTGTTGGTGGTCGCGCCCCAAGTTCCTGACTGTTCGCCAGATCCGGGTTTCTCAATACCACTGTTAGCCGTGTAAGTGGATGCCATTTACTTCACCATTTCCGTCCATGTCTCGATTGTATCACCAGCAGACACCTCTGACCATGTGTCCCCAGTGTGAGTTATCTCGGACCATGACTCCACATTTGTACCCGCGTCTAAATTTTCCCACAGCAGCTGACCTGCTGTTGTTTTGCTGAAGGCGAAGATGACATCGTAGTCACCAGAGAAGATGCCGATAGCAGCTGACGTTTGCAGGAACGTGCTGCTCATGGTCTGGTCGGCTTCTTTCACGATGTTCGCCGCCGCCGTCTCTATGGAGTCGCCGATCTGCGTGGACAGACCCTTGGCAATTAAGTTGCCGTCGCTGGTCTGCGTGAAGTTGCCAGACTGCTCGGACACACCAGACGCAATTAAGTTGCCGTCGCTGGTCTGCGTGAAGTTAGCCGACTGCTCGGATACGCCGGTAGCTATCAGTGTCTGCGTCGAGGTCTGATCAAACTGCGAGATCATGTCGGCGTCGGTCTGACGGACACGAGTTGCATCCAACGACTGCAAGAAGTTGGCATCAAGCGTTACAACGCCAGCCGCCGTGCCAGCCGCAAATGCAGAAAGCACCGAGTCGCCAATCATGTCCAACGACGCTGGCGATATGAAGTTTTGCGAAGTGGTCTGCGTGAAGTTGGCGTCAAGCGTCTCGGTGCCGAACAGGACGATTCCCTGATCAGCTATTGCCCTTTCCGAGATGCCGTGGACGCCGAACATCAGGCCGCTATTTCCATGAGCGTTAAGGTAGATTGCCCTGCATCACCAAATGGCCTGTTTACATACATAGTGCCGCCGCCAATCTGACCAAATCGAACATTGTAGGCGTATGTCGTCCCTGCCGTATGCCCGCTTGTGAAAAGAAACGACCCTGAAAATCCAGCCCGGACATCACTTACACTATAAAAGGCATCTCGACCTATATCCTTCACAACTGAATCATCTTTGAATATTTGAAATAAAAATCTACCGTCATTTGTGCTAGTAGAAATTCCTGTGATGTCAAACATCACAAGAAGTTTGCTGCTGCCTTTCATGGTTATACTTGCATCAGTGCCAAAAATGTCAATTCCGGCACTGTTGCTATTTGACCGAGAAGTTCCGTCGCTAACGCTCACAACCTGCAATACGCTCCCCGAAGGGAGGTCGCCATGCTGTATTGCGTCACTCTTTAGCTTTGCTGACGTAATGCAGTCATCAGCCAGATTCGCTGTTTGAATCGTGGTGTTCGTCCCCAGCAGGTTTGCAAGATTACGGGCGTTACTCATCTGTTACTCCGGCTTCAGAGGCCACACGACAGTGTCGAGGGACTGATAGGTGTTGGTAATGTCACGCAGCGCCTGACGGTAGTCCCGCCGTGCCTGTGACATGGTCAGATCCGAAGAGGCCCACCAATCTGTCTCGGCGATACGGCGGTTCCGCTCGGCACGAAGCAGCTTCAGCGGCTCGGCAGCATCAAGCTCGGCCTTCTTTGCAGAGACCGTGGTCCACGATACACCCCAGTTGTCAGGGTTATCGGACTCGACTGCACTGCCGTTCTCGTCCTCGCCGATAATTCGGCGGAACATGGCGTTGAACTCATCCTCTGTGGTCGGCTCACCACGAAGCACCCACTGTTCGTCAGGGATGAGGGCTACGATTGCGTCTGCTACTGTACTCATTGTGCTATCTCCATCAGAATCATTCGCGACTGATTGGTCGGCACACCACTCACTGAATAGTCATTGTGTCTAGTTTCACCGCCGCCACTAATTACTTTGTGTTGCCATTTGTATGTGCAGGTGGAAGTTGTCGCCGGAGTATCAAACATAGTCACACCAGCATGATAAGTACCCTGATGGTTGCCGCCGCCCGCTTCATATAACAACAGCATTCTTTGAATTTCTTGCACTGTTGCAGTTGTAGGAGCAGACCTATAGAGCCTATTGGCTACCTCGTTTCCATTTGAGCCAGAGGTTGATACGTTTGCTGAAACGATTATCAAAATTAGACTGTTGCTGAACTTCGGCGTGATGCTGCCGGTCAGTCCAGTGTCTACATATGACGACCCTGTAGTTGTCACGTTACTGCCATGCCCCAAGGTATGAACCTGAATAACACTGCCGGGTGCCTTGAGAGTGGTTATGTCGCCGGTGCTGTCGATAGCTAGGGCAGTGTTCCCGTTAGTCGGGTCTTGGATTTCGGAGACCTTCAGTATGCTGCTCATCCCGCTATCTCCATTACTGTGAGCGTTGAAATACACCTTTGGTCATAGGTGCTAGTATTCCTGTCTGGCACTGACCTATTGATATAGGTTGTAGGGGTATTTTCATTGTCAAACCTCCTCGCCGCACGAATGTCGAAAGTTATTGCGTTAGTTGTGTTTGGCGAAACTAACAACTCTCGTTTCACGTCTGTAATGAGTCCGTGTGTGTTTTGATTCCCAAAGTCAGCCATACCACCAAACAAAGAGCGAGGGCGAGATGATGCGGCATCTGCTAGTCCGATTTCAGTCCCATCTTGGAACAAACCACAGTGCCAAGCATAATTTGTCGAAGACAAAGAGATGCACCCAATAATAAGAAACTTATTTGAAGAACTAGCTGGTGTGATGGAGACTGATAA